GTTTTTGATTGCATCGTAAAGCGCTTCCTCGGCCTGCTCACGCTCGGCCGGGGTAGCGTCGGCCGGAAGAGAATCGAGTTCGGCCTGACGACGATTTCGTTCTCGGCGAGCCTCTTCTTCTTCTCTCTGGGCCTCACCGAGAACAGTATCAGCGAGATTGCCGGCCAGGCGGTCGAGGGCGTTGCTGAATGCTTCGGTTGAGCGAACGGCGGAAAGGTTGCCGTCTACCGACTCGCGGATTCGCTGCAACTCCTCTTTGCGGGCCTCAATTGTTTCACGGGTCAAGGCAATGTCGTCGGCCGTTCCCAGGGTACCGTCGTCACCTGCGGATGCTCCGGCTGCTAGCTCTGACGTGATTCGATCAAACTCTTCTGCAAGAGCACGCTGATCTGCGGCCAGCGGCCCGAACCCCCCGAGGGAGTTTGCAATGATGTCCTTTGAATCACTCAGGGACCCGGCGACTTCGGTTGCTGAGTCAAGCAGGCTCAAACGAAGCTCAAGAAGTGCCCGCTCAATCGGTGCCTTGAGGCTGCGGAGCACAGACTCAAGCTCGCCGATCTGCTGGTTTACTACTTCAAGCTCCGGCGAGTTTGCTTGGTCCCGTCGAAGTTCTGCGGCACGTCCTGCTAACTCGTAAATGCGTTCATCCAAGATTTCCGAAATCTCAAATACACTTGTGTCGAAGCCCTCGATTGGATCTATTGCAGCCTGGACTCGGGCCCTTGCTTCCTGAATTCTTTGCTGCGTTCTCTCCCGAAGTGGTTCTATTTGCCTTTGGACGGCCGCACCATCAAACAGGCGTCCCCTGCTTGCCCTCATGATAATTCCCGTTTCCTGGGCTTGCAGCTGCTCTTCAAGAGATTGCACTAGCTCGCCCAGAGCATCGCCCACGTCCACCCGGCGGTTCCCCGCCTGTCTCGCCAATCGCCGCTCTTCCTCTTGCGAGGCCGCGATTCTCCTCTCAATGCCGACCCTCGCACCGGCGTCTGTCTCGTTCTCAAGTTCGTTTCGCAGGTCAACCTGGATCGCTCGCTGCTCGTTGACGCCGGAGTCGAGTGAGGCAGCCTGCTCCTGACGAATCTCTGCTGACTTTCTGCGGATGTCTTCGATCTGCCGAGCAAAATCCCTTGCTCGCTCCGTCGCACCATCGAAGATTTCACGAGTCAGCGAATCGCCGAGAGAGTCGAACGCCTGCTTCAGTTCTTCGACGAGACTCTTCTGCCTCGCGAGGGCGTCATTCAGCGCCTGCGTCTTGTCTTCGGCGTCGACGCTGCCCTGAATCCACTTGATCAGAGCCACGGTTGCCTGCGCAGCAATGGCAACTCCGAGGCCAATGAACAAACCCGTGGTGTCGCCTATGATGAACGCCAACTGCGTGATGTTATTCTGGACGGCCCGAATCTTCTGCGTGAAGTCGCCCGTCGCAGAGAAAAAATCGTCGATAGCAAACGCCGCCTGCTGGGCGCCAAGGCTAAGCCTGTCGAAGCCGCCGCGGGCAATGTCACCGCCGCGTGTAATTTCGCGGAAGGCGGCCCGCCGACCAATCTTGCCCGTGGCGGCGGCAGCGGCAGCGGCGTCCCGCGTGATTTGCTGTAGCTCCCTCTGGAATGCTTCCGACCCGATTGTGCCCTCGCTAGTGGCCCGCTGGATCGCTGCCCGTAGGCGGTCGAATTGCCTCGCCCCCTCGCTGCCTGCCGTCGCCCCCACGCGATTGAGAATCTGCTGGAGAGCTTGGAGATTCCCAATGGCTCCGCGAATTGCCGTGTCGTTACGGCCGTCAGAGAACGAGCCGATGTTCTGTACCTGGCTGAGCCGCCGGATGTCTGCCGAAAGTCTAGTGACCTCGTTGCTGGCGTTCTCTATCTCAGCAGAAAATCTTGCGGGGGACTTCTCAATCTGCAAAAACTGTGACCTGAGTCGCTGTAGGTCCGGCAGCAATCTCCGGCGAATCGGCTCTGGAAGCGTGTCAAATTTGCCCTGCAAAGACGTGATGCCGCTTCCCAGGACCGCGACCTGACGGGCCGGGTCGTCGAGTGCGTCTCCGAAGATGTCCCTCGCCGGGGAGGCGTTGAGCTTTGAGACTTCGTCGCGGACACTCTGCAATATGCTTGCCGCACGCCCCAGCTTTTCGATCTCGCCGGACTCAATCAACCTTGCGGCTCTTTGGAGACGCTGGCCGAAAGCCGCACGCTGCTCTTGCTTGAGTCTTGAAACATCGCCGATCAGCGAGTTTACCTCTTGCCTGGCTTGGTCAAAGTTTTGAACCCTGCCGGTAATCGTAAACTCTACCCTGTCGTCAAGTTGCTGAATCCGCTGCCGCACGTCGTCGGCGGCTTTTTGGGCCTGCTCGGTTCTTAGGTTGAACTCAGCGCCTGAGTTTACCTGCTGCTTCAAATCCGACAACGCGACCCGGGCGCGTTCTAGGTCTTCATCTCCAATCGCATCTATTACAGCGTTGATTTTCAGGGAGCCTCTTTGCTCATCATTGAGCCTGTCGACAGTACCTAGGATTCGCTGTAGTTCCGACTGAACTTGGTCGAGGTTCTGCGGGCGCCCCGTGATGACAAAGTCGGCATCTCTTCTGATCCGATCGATCGTCGCCTCTAGCTGCTGTGCCTTTTGCCTCGCTTCCTCGGAGTCAACGTCAAGCCGCCTGCGTTCTTTCAGGGCCGCATTGATCCGCTTGATTATTTGCTCTGCAACCGGCAGGTCTTTAATGTCTTCTTCGCTTACAATCCGGTTGAGCGCGCCAATGTCAATGTCAAACGAGGCTGTTGTTGATGCGTCGAGGCGGCCAACATCGGCGATGACCTGTGCAAGCTGCTGCCTGACCTGCTGGAAATTCTGTACTCGTCCAGTTATCGCGAATTCCGACTGCTGCCGCAGGCGGGCCAGTTCTTCCGCGACCTCTCGGGCTTTTTGCCGGTCTGCCTCAAGCCTGGCCGCTAGCTCGGAGCTTCGCGAGGCTCTAAGGTCTTCGTCTGAGAGTATGTTTAGCCGGCCGGATGCCTGTATAGTCCTCGTGATCCGGTCTACGGTCTGGCCTGCGTTCTCAAGTTGACCTGAAATTCTTGAAACGTCTTGTGTGAGCCCTTGGGCTCTGGCGTTCTCAAGCCTAGATTGAGTCTCCAAGGCAAAATTAGACGCCTGCCGTAGGCGCGAGACCAACTCTGAGACGCCTGACGACTCTATGGTTCCTGCATCAAAAGACGCAGCAGCGACGGCCGCTTGGTTCGCTCGCTGTATCCTCTGAGAGAACCTGGGGTCTTGAAACCGCAACTCCTGCCCAGTCGGAAGCGTGTTTACGGACTCAGAAGCTTCCGCCAGCCTGAGAATTGAGGCTCTCGTCCTGTCAACAACGCGAGCAACCCGGTCAAACTCGTCCTGCCCTACTCGGCCTCCCTCTCGAATCGATGTCTCCAGCTCTTGAACGGCCCTCTGGGCGACGTTCAACGCCGGCGTAAAGGAGGCTTGAACGCCCGCGCCAAGCTGCTCAAACTGCTTGACTGAGGAGGATAGCGGCCGCGCTATCTCGTTGGCGACAGAAAATAGCTGCTCAAGCTGAGACTTTGCACGGCCGATGGTCTCTGCGTTGACTGTCTCAATGACCGCTCGGATTTTTGTGTTGTCAATCGTGTCAAGGTCTTCGACCAGTTTATCAACGGACTCTTTGCCGGTGATCTTGAGCGCGACATCGACAGATGAACTCCCCTGCCGCTGCAATTCCCGCAGCTTTATCTGCAACTGGCCGATGCCGGTGACGATGCCGTCAACCCCCTTAAACGCCAATCGCTGGCTAACGGCGGCGTTTAGGGATCGCTGAAACTGCTGGAGGGGCGTGAGTATCGACTTGAGGGAACGGTCGGCATCGCGACTTGCCCGATTGATGTCCGTCTGGACCGCCTTGGCGAAGTTGCGTGTCTGCGCCGCAGCCTCGTTAATCCCACGAACATATCCAGCGGTATTCGCCGAGACGATAGCCGAGATTTTGCCGAGGTAACTAGCCACCGTTCGCTTCTTTCCTCGACTGCATCATCTTAGCAAAGCTCTCTAGCTGCTTCTCCATGTCGGTCTTCGATTGCGGGCGGCGGACGACCGTCGGGATAAACGTGTCCTCGTCGGGGACACGTTTGTAGTTCCCCGACGAGGCCATGATCACCCGGCACAGGCGTGCCGTCTGCCACCAGCTATCAGCAATCGGCCACCGCTGGTCATACGCAAACCATTCGCTGAGTTCCTCGCTGTCGACCTCTGCCAGTAACTGTTTGACCGACTTCCCGAGAGCAAGCGCTAGCTTGAAGTAGAACTGTCGCTCGGGTCGCCGGAAGAGTCGTTTCCCAGTTGCTCCACGTCCTCATTCCGAAAGGCGTTCAGAGACCACGCTCTGTCGAACAGGCGTGCCAGGACGACGGCGGATTTCTTGCCAAGCTCGTCCACCTCTTTCTCGGTGAACAATCGCTCGCCGCTGTCGTCGCAAAGAGTCAGCACGAGAAATCGCGACCGGAAGTTCTTCATCTTCTGGTCAGAATACGCCTCCTCGAAGGAGTCGCGGTCTGTGCCGGTCAACACCTTGATGCAGACATCACCGCCCCACTCGGGAACGCTGACAGTTTCGAGCTTGTTGTCATTCGCCGCCAGAATCTTGGCCTTTGAGAGTGCCATTGTTAAACCTTCTTTGAAGCACTCGCCGTCCTGGCGGAAAACTCATCCTGCTAGCTGCCGTAGTAGTCGGTGATCGTGAACTCAAGCGAACCGCGGATAACATCTCCCACCGACGCCTGGACGCTGCCTCCGGTGCAGACTGCGTTCCGAGTCAGCTCGTATGGGCCTGAGATCACCAGCGATCTTCTGTATCCGATAATGTTCTGCGGATTACTGAACCTAGAGTCTGCCATGAACTCCAAAGAGATGGTGCCGGGCTGGGTCTCCCCAGTCGCCACCATCACGTTCGCGCCGATCGGGGAGACGGCCGATGTCATGTCGGTTAACCGCTCCGTGGGCGGCGTAAAGGAAAACGCGGTCACCACAAATTTCGTGGAGCCAAACCTTGCCGCGGTCCCCTGAGCAGTTATCCCTGCCATCGTTTTCGCTCAGGCAACCCGGAACGTCGCACTGCCGGAAATGAGAGCCCCAACGGAACCCGTGATTGAAGACGAAGCGACGGTCGCAGTGGCGTTGTTGACCCCGGCGTAGGTGCCGGAGAAAGCGATCAAGCCGCTACTGCCCGCGGAAATGATGTGGGACCCGATATAGTCGACCGAGACTTCACTGTCAGTGGCGAATCCGCCGACATACTCGCGGCTGCCGCCAGCGGCGATGCCGAGGTGGCTGCCGTCGATCAAATCCTGCGTTTGGCTGTGAGTGAAACTTGTAATCGAATACTCGGCGCCGTTGAAAGTGAACTTCGTTCCTTGGGCTGAAGTGCCGGCCATGCGTTTTCTCCTTGGTCTATTCGGAGGCTTCGTGCCAACGAATCTGGTACAGTTGTCTCACTTCGTAAGCGGGTGGGAGTTGCGAGCCTGACACCGTCGGGTCGAGAAAGTCATCGACTTCGGATGTCAGCCTTATATCATCTATTGTAACACCAGCCAATGTGCCGATGTTGCCATCGAGGCAAAGCCGAACCTCCTCGGCCAACTCCCGCACCGCACCGTAAGACCTCGCCCAGGCGGCAATCTGGAGATTTACCATCGGCACAAACAACGGGCCAGCGGTGGCATGGTCTCTCACAATGCTGGCCCGGCGGTACACGAGGAATGGCATTTCCGCGTTCGTGTTCGGCACCGCGATCGGATAGACCTGAAAACCGATGATCCTCGCCACCGCCGGGGTGGTGACAAGCCGCAGGTAGACGTGCTTTTCAGGAGAGAGGTACATCAGTTCGTAAACCTCTTTATCTGCTTGGTCAATGCGGCCTCAAGGGCTCTTCGGGCGTTCCCCCCCTGGGCTTGAATGGCCTTTTGCATCAGACCCCTCGCTGGCATCCCTCCGTAGGTTTCGCCGGGGCGAATCGTCATCGGGCGGACCCCGCCGGCTCCGTCTGGCATGAAGTCGTGTGGGTAGCCCGAGCCGAACTTGCCCTGCCTCGTCGGTTCCTTGAGGCTACTCATTAGGAAATAGTAGCCGCGGCTGGAGTTGGCAAACTGCTCGTCAGTCATCGACGTAGCGTGCCGCTTCATCTTTCCGTTTATCGAACGATGTACGTTGACGTAAGTTCGACGGTTGTTCGTGCCCGGCCGGCGGCGTGGGGTTCCCCATTCCACGAGCCAGGCATGGTTCCCCGACCCGTCGCGTTCGTCGGCACTTCCGGTTCCCGTGCTCCGCGGGCCGACGATTCCGACGACGCCGCCGGTGTCAGGGTAGGCGACATACTTCGTCTTGACGGACTTCCCGAGATTGTCCGTCACGTTGTTAATGCTTGCCTTGTACTCGTCGCCGATCAGCTTCAGGGCGGGTCGAATCGCCCGCCTTAACGCCGAGTCCCCCGATCGCCCGGATGCGTCAAGGGCGAGGGCCGCGTCGACCAGATTCTTCGAGAGTTCTTGGGCTCCTCGGGTGTCGATGTTGACGAACCCCCCGGCGGCCTCCTTGCCGGTCTGCGGCCCGTAGACGTTGGCGGTGCCGCGGCCTTGATTCAGGAAGAGGGCGTTCCTTCTGGGCTCTGCCATCACGTCACCTCCCGAACGAGCAATTCCATCGTCGTCCGGTTCTGCCGTTCGACGACGCTAGCGATCTCCATGTGACGGCCCCGCCACATGACTCTGGCCTCATGGTCGACGCCGGAGCGGTAGCGGATGTGAATTTTGTGGCTGACCACCGCGTTGGCCTGCATGGCCTGAAGCACCTCGCGGCTGCTCATCCCCTCGACCCTCGCCCAGACCGTCGCTAGGTCATCCCACGTCAGCCGCGTCTCGCCCAGCGTATTCCGCGTCTCTCGCGGAACCTGGATCGTCACCCGCTCGTTGAGTTTGCCGGCGTAAACGGCCATCAGCCCACCCAGATTGCGGCATATTGACCCGATCCAGCCGGAGCCTCGACCGCCACCGGAGACGTGACCGGCAGCACCGCAACTCGGCCGGCGGGAATGTCGATAACGCCGGCAATCCGCAGCGTGCCTGTGCCCGTGTTCTTGATTGCAAGCGTTGAGAGTGTGCCGACCGATGAAGAGAGCGTCGTCGCCTCCGACGTGACCGTTCCTGTCAGTGTCTCGCAGCCGGCCGGCTCCACAAACTGGTGATCGTCGACCGAACCGACAGCGAACGTCGAGCCAGAGGACTCGTGGAAGACAACGTCAACGTCGACCCGCGCCTGAAAACTCATCGGTAAACTCCATCGCTCGCAGCAGCCATCAAAGTCTCAAACGTCAGCGGCACCGGAGCGTTCTGAGCCGTCGTGCCGACGGTGACCGGCTCGCGGGTGCCGTACCAATGACCCACCAGCAGCAGAATGGCGTGTCGGGCCACCGGAGCCACGCTGGCGGCCGTCGCATGCCCAGCCGTCCACCTCGCCGTCACGCTGTTCTCGTCGCCTCTCACAGGCGGCCAGACGGCGGCGTAGTTTGGGTAGACTCGGCCAGGCGTCGTGCGATGGTCGACCTGGAAGTCGCCCGCATCGCTCGTGATCGTTTGATTGTTCCCGCCTTCGTCGCGATAGGTGATCGTCACGTTCTGCGGGGCCATCGGCGGGCGGGGCAGCACAAGCTCCCAGATGGGAAAGCTGTCATAGCGGCTCTCCCAGACCGTCTCCATCAGCGTCTGATCCAGCCGATCCTCGACGACTTGTCGAGCCGCCGAAATCAGCGTGGCGATGTAGGCGTCGTCGTCGTCGATGTCGACGCGACAATGAGCCTTTGCCTCGGCGAGCGTCACCGGCTCAATGGTCGGCGAGGTATAGCGAACCAGCGACCGATACGGGGTCAGCCCGCGGGCCGGCGACTGCGGCGTGACGTAGACAATGGTCGATGGCTGAATCACGCCTTACGCCTCCTGGGCTTGCGCGGTACTGCTGCCCGCTCAGTCCGCCTCTCCGGCATCACCGCCGCCTCGACGACATCGGCGCGTCCTTCAGGCTCTGCCCCGATGGTCTCGACCAGCCCGCGGGCCCGAAGAATCTTTACCATCGGTGCCGGCCAGTCGAACTCCTGCCCGCGACGGTAGGCGTCGAAACTCTGTAATACCCGTACTCTCATTTTACCACCCCCCATGCACTCGCCGGTGCGATGCGTTCTTGCCAATAGTCAGTCGTGTGCTGATACACCTTGCCGCCGGGCGAGTTCCGAGACGGCCATGTGATCATCAACTCGGCGTGGCCGATGCTGACATTGGTCGCCATCCCCAAGCGATTTCCGTTGTGGACAAAGTTGTCCCAGAAGTACAAGTCCTCGTCGGTGTGGCCGCCATTCCATTCGCCGTCCTCGTTGGCCTCGAACAGAAACCAAGGCTTGTCCATCCGCTTGATCGCCGCGGTGCGAATAAATGTGCATCCGAAGTGGGCTGTCCGCACAGGGCGAACCGGCTCAGTAAACCACTCGGAGTGGACTTCGTAGCGACCTTCGACGCTGTTGCCTTCGACAGTGAAGATCGCCGAGTTTGACTCCCGCTTCATTTGCAGCGGAGCAATGGCGTCATAGCCGCTCCACATCAGAAGGGTCAGCAGAGCCTCGACGGTCTTCGCGTTGAAAATGGCATCGTAGTCGATCGTCAGGATGACATCGTGGGTATCGATCACCTCCTCGATGGCCCGCTGAAGACCCTGACCCCAGAAGGCACAGGTGACCTTCGTCGGAGCGATTCCATGCGGAGCGAGAGCCGACGAGACACAGAAGAAGTTGTCGGTAAAGCCTAGCCGAGGCATCGACATTACCGCGGCGACCTTCACATCGGCCTCGGCGTCACCAACTTTGACTAGCATGGATCGCTCCAGGGTGGATGGAGCGGGCTCGCCTCTTGCGATTGGCGGCCGTCCCTAGCCTCGCCCGCTGTACGGGCGATGCCCCGCGGGAACACTGTGCTCCCGCGGGGCATCTAACTTTCAACTAGGCTCAGGAGCCAGCGGTCTTCAGAGCCACAACCGGACCAACCTCGCTGTTATCGCCGAGGCTGTGATGGTTGATGGTAAACCGCATCGAGCCCTGCATCAGCAGTTGCTCGGTGGTGGCGTACACCTGGTCGAACACTCGCATCGAGAATTCACGCCGTGAGGCGTAGATGCTCGACAGGCCGAGGTTGCCGAACAGCACCTTGACCACGCCAGCGTCCGCACCCAGGGTGCTGTCCATGACGTGAACGAGGCGAACCGGATAGCCCAGGAAGCTCGGGCCGTCGTTCCCATTCAGGTCGTCGACCGAGTTTCCCCCGAGGGCATACTTCAGACGAGCGATCGAAGCAGCGTAACCAGCCGGCGAGACGTAGAACGCCGCACCATTCCGGGCATACAGCGGCAGTTTACCTACGCAGGCCAAGAAGTCGTCGACATCGAGCGACTCGAAGCTGGTGTTGCCAGAGGCAGCGTCGATCACGCTGGCAGTGTGAGTGCCGTCGTCGATCTTGCTGGTGAGGCCGGTGATCGAGCCGTCGCCGGCCGATCCGTCGCCATTCCAGCCGACGCTGTCGATCTTGAACGCCAGGCTCTGAGCGTGCTCGATGCTGACTTGGTCAGCAATGTTCACATAGCTGGCTGAGTCCTCCAGCACCTCGGAGCTCATCCTGGTGCTGACCGCCAATTTCACTGCATTCAGCGTGACCTGAGTGAACGCCATCTGACTCTCGGTGATCGCGCTGCCTTCGCCGACGAAGTAAGCGGTCGTGCCGCTGGCCCGTTTCGGGATGTTCATCACGTCACGAGCCAGAGTAACCCGCTCGCAAGCACCAGGCATCGTGCCGTACTGCTCAACCAGCCGGATCACGCGGGCAGCGAACTCGTCGGGGACGAGGAAACCACCAGCCGAATTGGTCGCCTCGTTCTGAGCCCGCGACTCAACGCCGTGATCCTTGCACCACCGTAGGTCTTCGGCGTTGCGGAAGATGGTGCCGCGAATCCAGCGGCCGATCCGATACGCCTTCTCGACATCCTCGGGGCCGCCGCTGTAAGCCCGAAGCTCGGTGTGATGCGGCAGAACGTGCCGAATCTCGGTCTTCTTCTCGGCCTTCTCGACGGGGGCGGGGGCCGGAGCGGTCGGCTCAACGACCGAACGCAGTTCCTTCTCCTTCGCGGTCAGGGTCGCCTCGAAGTCGAGGTCAGCCTTGACGGCATCAGCTTCGGTCGAGAGTTTCCGAAGTTCCTCGGTCTGCTCTTCGCTGCGGTCTTCGGTATCGGCAAGCTCGCTCATTCGAGCGGCAATCGCTGCGGCACGGTCTTGCAGCTTCTTAAGATTCTGTCCCATTTCGGCTAACTCCTTGGTAAGGTGCCAGCCACAGGCCAAACGCAGCGCGGGGCTGGCGGGTGTGTTGTTCCCGCTAGCACGCCGTTTTCGACATCCGCCGAAAACTCGCACTGCTCGATGCGGCATCCACCGCATCGCTTTAATACTAGTAGTGTATCCTATTGACTAGTTGCCGTGCAACTTAGTCCGTAGTAACGTCGCCTTCAACGAGGCGACCTTGCCGCGGAAGTCTTCCTGCACGACGCTCGACGCCGTCTGCGTCTCGCCGGACGACTCGATCGTTACTTCCGCCGTCTCGACGTTTTCGTCGGCACTACGGTCGTCTTCTCGTTCCAGTTCAGCGACCTTGCGGGCGGCGAACGACCGGCCGGCGTTTCCACCCCACAAAAGCCACGCAACATAAGCTGGGCTGTAATCCGGTGCTTTGTCCCAGCCGTCGGTCTTGCTCGACTCGTGCCGCTTGAACCAAGCATTCATCTCCACCACCCAGTCGCGGTTCATCTCTTCCCGCTTGGCGAGGCGGTTCGCTCGGGCGACAGTCTCAGGCTTGAGGCCGTCGCCCGACTTGCCGTCTTTGTGCAATTCAAGGCCACGACGAGCCGCCGAGGCCATGCCAGCCGTCGGTTTGAGGCTCACCGCCCGGCCCTCGGTCTCAGCATCCTCTTCAGCAGTTTCGACCACAGTTTCATCCGATCGGGCATCAGCGGCCTCCGGTTCTGTCAGGAGCGGGTCTTCGATCTCTTCGTCCTCGACCTCGGGGGCACTGGGGTGCTCAGAAGGGGTCAAAGCCTCTGCCTGAGCGATCTCCAAAGCTCGTTTGCTGACGTAAGCCTCGGTCGATCGATAGGCCGGCTCGTCGACGGGGCCGACATCGCCGAGGAAGTCGAACCCGCGGATTTCACGGATCATGCGACCCTTCTCATCCTTGTACCAGTTCTCGTTTGTGCCAGAGGTACGGAAAGCAAATGAGCTTCCGCGGACATCGCCGCGCTCCAAACTCTGGAGCAGATCGACATCGGCCGGCTTGGGGTCGATCTCATACCGCAGGCCGCGTTCGTCGGGGAACAAGCGGACGGTTCCGCTGGAGGTGCGGCCAAGCAGCCGGTCGTGGTTGTAGCGACCGAAAACGTCGGGGTTACTCTCCAGAACCTTGTCGAAGGCACCGGGGGCAATCCGCTCGACGAACCCGCCGAGGTCTTGGCTGTCCGAGTCGTAGACGGCAGCGTAGCCGCGAATGACCGTGCGGCCATTCTCATCTTGCTTGACCTCGATGCCAGGGGCATCGGCGATCATTCGACGCTCTAGTTGGTTCTGCACGTCCATGTCCCTGTCACCTCTTCGTAGGGTCTGCCGCTCCGGTGGCATTCGAGTAAGAGTTCTCTGGTTCGATCCATCCAATCTGCAACGAATTGGTCTGTGTCCCGACCCGTAGCCGCTCCCGCCGCTTCAAGATCCCCTCGCATGCGAGTCTCATGCTGCTGGAGCCATGCTTCGAGCTTGGCCGGCTTGTTTCGTCGGTCGAGTATGCCGTCAGCTTCAGTGGCGGCGAGTCGTCGGAGTGTTGTTTGCCACAATGCTTCTGCCGCTCGGCCCTCTTGTGCTCCAGGGCTGCCCTCTGCGGGCTCGGCGTCCGGTCCTTCTTCGGCAGGTTGCTCCTCGCCCGAACTTTCTTCGGCCTCCTGTGAACCGGCACTTGCCTGCGGTTGTGCTTCGCCGGTCGGCGATTCCGGTGTGAATGCGTCGAGCAACTGCATATTGACCTGGACAAAACGCTTATCGCCCTCCCCGTTCGGCAACTTGTTATATCCAATAGTTTGTCGGATTTCATCAACTGAGACCGCGCCCATCTGAAACATCTCACGCAGAAACTGTGACCGCGCCTCATAGTCGCCCGCCATCAACGCCGTCACGTCGAATTCGACGAAATAGGTGCGGTCGTCGCTGATCAAGTCTCGCCGGCAGGCCATCTCCCAGCGGCGCAGGTGCGGAATGAGGCTGAATGTCACAAAGTCGATAGCAGACTGCTCGACCGTGCTAAAGCGGACGTTCTCAAGGTTGTTCAAGAACGAGTTGGGCACGCGGTAACATCGGGCGATCTCTTCGATCTGGTACTTCCTGGTCTGCAACAGTTGGGCCGTATCATTGTTGACGCCGCCGAACTCCTTGAGATGCGTGCCGAAGGGCATCACCGCGGTCTTCGCGTAGTTGTGGGGGCCGGCGTGAATCTCGGTGAACGACTCCCGCAGTCTCTGGAGCGTGTCCGGTTTCATCGGCTGGTCGGTTTCGATCACGGTCGATGGCCGAGCACCGTTGCCGAAATACGCCCCGGCATGAAGCTCCGTTGCCCTCGCCAGCCCGATCGCATCGCGACTGAGGCTCGTCGGGACGTAGCCGGTGATGCCGTCCTGCGAGAGCCACCGCAGATGGTAAATCTGATCCTGGGTGTAGGCGACCGGGACGGCCTTGTCGGGCTCCTGGTAGAGATACCGTAGCCGGCCGTTCTCCAAGTACTCGACCTTCATCCGGCTGGGGTGCAATGGAATCAGTTCGGTCACCGCGCCTCGACGACCCGACTTGATCAATGCGTAGGCGTTGCCCCAGAGCAGCATCCACGACTGCATTAGTTCCCGAAACTCAAACGATGTCATCCATCCATTGGGCTGGTAAGCCAGCACCTCATAGAGCGGATGGTCGTCTGCGATTTCCTTGCCGCCGTCGGGACGCCGCCGCATCAAGTGTACGGGCAACTGAGCGCAAGCCTCCGAGAGCACCCGAACGCAGGCCAGCACGGCAGAGCATTGCAGCGACGTTTCCGGCGAGATCGACACGCCAGAGACCGTTCGGCGCTGCTCGACGATTTCCTCGAACACGCGGCTGATGCCAGAGCGTAGCTCGACGACATCTTCAATCGCTGCGTTTTCTTCGCTCATAGGACCACGATCTCAGGATCAATTTCGCGCGGAGGAGTCTCAGCAGTCGCCAGCCCCAGGGCCATGATGAGGGCGACGGGGCCGTCGATTCTCGACGTGCTGGTCGAGTGCTTCTTCGACGGCTTGTAGTTGCCCGCGTCATCCACCTTGACCTCGACGTTGCTCATTTGTAACTGAAGCAGCGGGTTGTCGCCGGCCCTGAGACGCTGGGATATAATCAAGTTTTCAAGCAGCTTGGTCGGGCTGCTCATCGAAGCAAAGCCTTGCCCAAACGGCTTTACATCGATGCCTTCGCCGACCAGTTGTGTCGTCAAATGCACCGCATTCCAGCGGTCGATGGCTACACCTTTGACCGCATTCTTCTCGCAAAACGAGAGAATATAATCGCGGACAACATCGTAGTCTGTGATATCACCTTCCGTAAGTGTAAGTATACCAGACGGATGCTCCGCCCACGCGGGATAAGGCACCCTGTCCTCCTTAGCACGCTTCTCTGCGTTCTCCTCGGGGATGAAGAACTGGACGTGAACGTCGAACGTGCCGTCCTCATCCGGCCAGACGGCTGCCACCGCCGTGGTGTCAAATGTGCTCGCCAAGTCGACGCCCATGTAGCACGGACGGTCGGCTGTCGGCCGCAGCGGCACCATGTTGGCCTCCCAAGCACCGTGTCGGAGCCACTTTGAGGCCGTCGAACACCACATGTTGGCGTGGAGCGTTCGGAACACGATCTCGTCGGCCGGCGACTCCTTCGCCCGAGCAGACATCTGCTCAAAGTACGAAGGTTTCAGCGTGATTCCGTAGTTCGGGTTCGCTTTCCGCCAAGTCTCTTCGCTGAAGATATCATCCTCGGGATCAGCGGCGTAGATGCACGGCAGAAACGTCGGGTCGTCGAGAATGCCGTCGCGGACTTTTACGGCTCGCTCCCAGTCCTTGTGGCAGGGACTGTTCTTGTCGGTGCCAGCCGTCGTGACGTAGACCACGAGGGGGTTCTTTCGGGCACCCGTCGATGTTTCGAGGACATCGACAAGCTCACGGTCCTTGAAAACGTGGTACTCGTCGATTAGCACGCAAGAGCAGTTAAACCCGTGCTTGGTGCCGGCCTCGCTGCTGATCGCCTTGATGACAGAATTCGTCTCGGGGATGACGATCGAGTTGCGGTATATCTTCGCCCGGCTGGCGAGCGTCGGGGCCGACTCCAGCAACTGCTTGGCCGCGTCGAAAAGCAGACCAGCTTGACTACGGTCGCCGGCGGCCGCGATTACCTCAGCGCCCTCATCGTCGCAGAACCCCATGTAGAGGGCGAGGGCCGCGCACATCTGGGTCTTCCCGTTCTTTCGGGGGAGTGCCAGAAGGCTGCGGCGGTACTGCCGCGTGCCATCTTCGTTGTAGGTGTAGAGAAGTTTGCGTAGATAGTCCCGCTGCCACGGTTCAAGCAGGAACTGCTTGCCGGCGAAGTCGCCGCGAGAGTGCGCCAGAAGGCCGATGAACTCTTCGATGTCAACCAAGGTTGCGTTTCGCCAGGACTGCTTCGACCGGGTCGACCACTTGCTTTACAGCCTTGTAACCCAATCGCGTCCTGTCGGCGGGCGTCAGCCCAATCACGGTCTCAAGCTGCCGAAGCTGCTCGTGACACTGGTTCACCTCGGCCTGGTACTTGCTCGGCCGCGAGAAACGCAGCGAACCGTCGGGGGCAAGAACCTCGATGAATGTGTCGGCACCCTTCGCCAAGTATTCCTCGGCCGTTCGCCACCTGTCCCAAATAGTCGCATAGCGTGTAACGACTTCTAGGTCGCTTTTGGCAAGCGTGCCCATGCTTTGCATGTAACCGCAGACCTCTGTGAACTTTTTCTTGGCCCGTTCTGTGATCCACTCGGGAGGATCGGGCAAGGAATCGACGAGATCGCCCAATTCTTCCCTATATTTGGCCTCTTTTGAGCCTCTGAGGGCGAGAATGTGCTTCGGCGTTGGCATGGGGCCGCGTGTCATGGCGTCCATTCTACCACGTTACAGCGAGCCGCTGGGGGAGTCGAAAAGTTAAACTGCCGATGAGCGAATAGGTTACACCTCCGCGAGCGTACAGAAA